CGTTACGTTGACGCGACCGAGAACGGACAGCCGTGGATCGTCGCGGCGGAAACGATGGAAATCACAACTGTCAAGCCGCTGACCCTCGCCGACCTCGCCGTGAAGGACAACCTCGAACTCGACAAAAAGACTGTCGCCGGAATCTTCCGCGTGCCGCCGTTCATGGTGGGCGTGGGAACGTATGACAAAGAGGCATACAAGCATTTCATCACCGTCGTCGTTATGGGGATCGCGCAGTACATTCAGCAGGAGCTGACCGCCAAACTGCTTTGGAGCGAGGATATGTATTTCTGCTTCAACCCGCGTTCCCTGTACAACTACGACATCACCGAGCTTGTGAACGGCGGAAAAGAACTGCTTGACCGAATGGCAATGCGCCGCAACGAAATGCGCGACTGGATCGGTCTGGAGTGGGATGAGGAAATGGAAGAACTGCTGGGTCTGGAAAACTACATTCCCGTGACCAAGCTCGGCGATCAGAAAAAACTGAACGGAGGAGACAGTGAATAAAGAAAAAATCACCCGAACCCGCCCGTGTGCGTTCCGAGCGGACGAATCCGACGGAAAAAAGGTCATCGAAGGATATTTCGCCGTCTTCGGAGACGTGTACGACATGGGCTGGGGCGTGACCGAGAGCATCGACCGGCACGCCTTCGACAAGTACCTGAACGGCGACATCCGGATTCTCGTCAATCACGACAGCACTCTCGTCCTCGGCCGGACAAAGGCAAACACCGCAACCGCAACGGCGGACGATCACGGGATTTTCATCCGCTGCGAGATCAACGAGGACGACACGGACGCGATGAACCTGTACGCCCGCACCAAGAGAGGGGACGTGACGAACGCTTCCTTCGGCGGCTGGATCGTTGCGGAAGAGCGTACCGTGGACGCGAAGACCGGCAACGTCCACTACACCCTGATGGAGGTTGAAACGTTCGAGTTTTCCGTCTGTACCTTCCCGGCGTATGAAGCGACCGACGTCGGCGCGAGAAGCCGTGATGACACTCTGGCGCACAAACGCTGGAAGGACAACATGAAAGAGAGGTTTGAAAAATGGCACTGAAACAGCTGCTCATTACCCGAAAAATCGCCGAACTCGAAAAAGAACAGTCCGAGCTGGCGAAGAAAATCGCCGCAACCGCCGAACGCCGTGCAGCATGGAAGGCGAGAGAAGCACAGGCGGAAACCGCCCTCGGCGAAATGGACGACAACACCACGGCGGAAGAGCGTTCCGCCTTTGAGACGGAGTGTTCCGAAATCGAAGCGGAGGACACCGCGATCACCGCCGACGAAACGGCGCAGAATACCCGTTCGGGCGAGATCGAAGACGAACTCACGAAACTGCGCGGGGAACTCGACGAGCTGAACACCCGTGCAAAACAGGCGGCAGAACCGCCGAAACATCAGAACAAAGGAGCTGAATCCACGATGAGAATCACCGGCCATCCGAACGCAGACTACCGCGAACGCCTCCGTGCGGCGGTATCCCTTCCCGAAACCCGCACGTTCCTCGGCGATATCCGGAACATCGTCCGCGGCATCACCAACGCACCGCTGACCGTTCCGGCTGCGGTTCTTCCTCTTCTCCGCGAAAAGGTCGAACAGTACAGCAAACTGCTGAAGTACACGAACTTCCAGAGCATCCGCGGCGACGCGAAGCAGCCGATCCTTGCCGCACCTCCGGAAGCCGTCTGGACGGTGAACACCGGCAAGATCAACGAAGTGAACCTCGGTCTGTACGGCATCAACCTCGGTTCCCACAAGATTTCTGCGTATGTCGGTATCCCGAACCCGTACATCGAGGACTCCGACGAAAACCTTCTCGACATCTCCCTCACGGCAATCGGTCAGGGTATCGGGATCGGCGTCGACAAAGCGATCCTCTACGGCACCGGCACGAATATGCCCGTCGGCATCATCCCCCGTCTGACCGCGACCGCGAAGCCCGGTTACTGGGATACCCTCATGACCGGCGATTTCGCCGCTATGACCTCCCACGTCGGCAAGCAGTCCGCGGCGGAAGTGACCGGCGACGCCCTTCTCAAGGAACTGTTCACCGTTCTCGGCAGAGCGAAGGACAAGACCGGTACCGGAAAGAAGTTCTGGGCGATGTCCGAGGAAACGCACACCAGCCTTCTCGTCATGGCGATGAACTACAGCGCGTCCGGCGCGATCGTCGCGGGCATCAACGACGAAATGCCCATCCTCGGCGGCAAGATCGAAACCTTCGACTTCATGCCGTCCGGCGTGATCACCGGCGGTTACGGCGGCGGATATACCCTCGTCGAACGCTCCGGCGCGAAGCTCACCACCTCCGAACACGTCAAGATGCTCGACGATATGACCGTCTGCGTCGGTACCGCCAGATACGACGGCGCACCCGGCATCGCGGAATCCTTCGCGGCGTTCAGCCTGAACCAGACCGCCGTTTCCGGTACCGCCGTGACCTTCACGCAGGACAAGGCGAATGCGTAATTGACGATGGAACAGCGGATTCTTGCCCTGGTCAAAGCCCGCCGGAACCGGACGGACACTCTTCTGGACGACTATTTTCTGACGCGCATCCGTGCAGCAATTCAGGAATTCCGGGAGAAAGGGATCGTGATCCGGTACGGGAATGACAGCGATATGCTCCTTGTCACGGACTACGTCTGCTGGCAGTACGCGAACCGCGACAAGAACGAAGGAATGCCGGAATGGCTGAGACTCGCCCGCCGGGAACGCTGGCTCAGTGAGACACATTATGATTTTCGGGAGGGCAATGTATGATCCTTGACAGCGGCGAGGCGGTCTTCTATCACACGGAGACCGCCTCCGAACCCGGGAACCTTCCCGGATACAAACCGACGGAATTCCATCGTGCGTGGTACGGCGAGCGCACGGTGGGATTTTCCCGCTTTTTCACGGCGAAGCAGTCGAACGTGCGGGTCGATCGTCTGATCCGCATTGTCCGTCCGCCGAACGACATTGTTTTTGAAGCGGAGGACGTGTGCGTCCTGTCGGAAGACAGTTTCACCTACCGCGTCGTCCAGTGCCAGTACCTCCGCGACGAGGACGCGGGCGAGGACGTCGCGGACATTTCTCTCGAAAGGATCGGCAGAAAACATGAGCGTACTTGACGTAAGAAACGCGCTTCTCTCCGTGATCGACCATGTGTATCACTACAAAGCCCCCGAAAAGGACAAAGACGGCGAACCGCTCCGGTACCGCTGCGTCGTCTGGGGCGAGACCGGAAGCGCGGAAGCGGCCAAAGCGGACGACCGGACGCAGATTCTCCGGATCACCGGCGAAATGTACTACTACACCGTTGAGGAATACGACACGGTCTTCGACGACCTGTGCGCCTCCCTGACGGAGTTCGGCGTGTCGTGGTCGCTCGACAACATCGGCTACGACCATGACCTCGGTCAGATCGTCTACAGCCTGACGTGGGAGGTGCCCTGTGGCGCGTGCGCTCTTTATTCGGGATGATTCGTTCCGGTGGATGATAAGTGAGTTGCAGAAACGTTCACCGGACATCAGCGAAACGGTGCTGAAAGCCGGTGCCAACATCATCGCGGATGAGATGAAAAGCAATCTGGAAGGAATTTTGTCGCCGTGGGCAACCGGTCAGCTCGTCGCCGCCTTCGGTATTACTCCGGTGAAAAGAGACCGGAAATACAATTATAACCTCCACCTCGGTTTCGACGGGTACCAGCACCTCCCGAACGGGAACCGGGTGCCGTTTCAGCTCCTCGCGCGAACCTTCGAAAGCGGTGCGGTGTACGGCAGCCGTTATGAATACGGTCTGGACGGAGACCGGTTTAAGCTGAAAAAGAAACCGGTCGATCAGCTGACCTTCTGGCGCGAACCCACCCCGTTTGCGGCTCCGGCTGTCCGGAAAAAACGCGGACAGGCAGTGCAGGTCATGAAGGATGCCGCCGAGCGGGAATACAACAAAATCATCAGCGAAAGCAGAAATCACAAATAGGAGGAATTATGGCATACATCGGATTCCAGAAACCGAAATACTGTCCGTACACGGTCACTACCGACGCGGACGGCAACGAAGCCGAAACCTACGGCGAAGCCAAAACCTTCGCCAAGGGCATCAATCTGAATGCGACCTATAACACCGCCAAGGTAAAACTGCACGCCGACGACGGTGTCGCGGAGCAGTGCAACGAATTCATCAGCGGTTCCATGACGGTCGGCATCGACGATCTCGACAACGAAGTGGACGCGGATATTTCCGGCGCGAAGATCGACGAAAACGGCGATATCACCGACACGGATACCGATACCCCGGCGTATCTCCGGTTCGGGTACATCGTGCGGCGCTTTAAGGGCAATCAGAGCCAGTACCGCGCCCTGATCTATCCCCGCATCATGTTCGATCTCTCTCCGGACGATTACGAAACGAAGGGCGAGTCCCTTGTATTCAAAACGCCCGTCCTGACCGCGGAAATCATGCGGAATTATATTGGCGAATGGCGGAAGCGTTCCGGCTGGAAAAACACCCTTGCCGAGGCGAACACATGGCTCGACACCAATCTCAAGCCGAAGACAACGGCGTAAAGGAGGCTCACCATGCACACGGTAACACTGGACGGGAAGGAATATATCCTCCGCTGTGATCTCAACGTCGCAGAACAGATTGAGGAAAAGTACGGCTCTCTCACCGGTCTGCGGAAGGAGAGCGGATCGGTATCTGCGCTGAAATTCCTCACGGCGGCGATGATTAACGAGAATTATAAATACACCGGTTCGTCCGAGCGGGTGACGGAGGACTTCGTCGGCGCACGTCTGACGATGGCCGACCGCGTACCGGTCATGAATGCGGTGCTGGCGTGTCTCGGGGAAAGCATCACACCAAAAAACGCGTGAAGCGCGGAGACGATAATGACGGATGGCAGATCGACAGCGGCGACGGGGATTCTGCGCAAGCCCCGTCCGCTCTGTCTCCGCGCTTTTTCAATATGGCGGTGCGGTTCCTTGGGTACACCCACACGGAAGCCGGCTTCCGCACGATTGCACAGCTCGACGCGGAATATGAGGATATCCTGCGGATGATGCAGAGGAAAACGACCTTCGACGAAGATTTTGAGAGAGAGGATGTGAGATAATGGCGGACGCGGGATTCCGGCTGACCGTGGAAGGGGAGCGCGAGTTCAAGGATGCTCTCGCCGCAGCGGATGCGGCTGTAAAGCGAAGCACAGACCAGATCAAACTGCTCACAGAGCAGTACCGGCTGAGTGATGACGGTATGGACGGTCTGATGGAGAAACAGAAGGTTTTAGAGAAAGCATATGCCGGTCAGACCGAGAAGGTAAAACTTCTGGAAGCACAGTATGCGAAAATGGCAGAGTCCACCGACCGGAATGCGGCGGGGATGGTTTCTCTTGAAAAGGATGTTTCCAAAGCGCGGCTGGAACTGGCAAAGATGACGAACGCCGTACAGGAAAATCAGCAGCAGATCGACGCCGCACGCGAGAGTGCCGAAAAATTTCAGGCGGGACTGGAGGAATATCAGGAAAACACCAGACGTCTGGATGAATATATTTCGGAACTGAACGCGGGAATGGATGAAAACGGTGACCGTCTTGATGCGCTTGCAGAGGAATATGACCGTCTCGGCGGAAGCAGTAAGGAACTCCGGGAAAAGCAGAAGAATCTGAACGAGCAGAATGAACTTCTGAGCGATCAGATGAACAAGCAGCAGCGTGTCATCGAAACACTGAACCGTGAGCTGAAGAACGCCGAAGACCTGTACGGGAAAAATTCCAAGGAAGCAGAAGATTACAGGAAACAGATCGACAAGGCGGCCGACGAACTGGCAGATATGAAAGTCCAGATGGACAAGAATAATGATGCCATGAAGAATGCGGCGGATGAAGGCGGGAACGCTCTGTATGAAACACTTGAAAAGGTTCTGGATATCACCGGTGTGGAGATTCCGGATGGAATCAAAAATATGATAAAGGGTTTTGACGATTCTGCTGTTGCCGTTGCCGGAATAACAGGTGCTCTGGTCGGAGTAGCCGGAAAGGTGGCGGAAATATTTGCAGAAACGATTGGCTGGGCGGATGAGCTTACCCGGAAATCTCAGGTTATGGGGATCGATACCGGAACCTATCAGGCTCTGGAATATGCCGCTTCCAATCTTGGGATAGAAATGGACGCGATTGACGATGCCCTGAACGAAATTTCTCTGAAAGCAACGGAAGCAATGGACGCTGTGGAGGAATATTATACCGAGACGGAACGTCTGAAACAAGAAGCGACGCAGAAGAAACAGGAACTGCTGGACAATTATCTTGCCAATCAGCCGAAAGCTGACGATGTGGAAACGCTTGCGGAACTTGAAGAGATGATCGCAGAACATGAGCGCAAATATGCGGAAAGTCTGAAGAAGATCGAGGACGAATACCGTGAGTCAATGGATGAGCTTCGGAAAAACACGGATGAAGCAATCGAGGTGTTTGACCAGCTTGGCGTAAATATTGACGACGGAACCGGAAAGATTCGTCCGATTATCGATATTTTCTATGATGTTGTAGATGCTCTGAACGAGACCGGACAGCCTGCCGAACGACTCGAAAAAGCAGTTGATCTACTCGGAGAAGAAGCACGTCAGCTCAATCCCCTTTTTGATGCGGGTGCAGAGAGTTTACATACATACGCACAAGAGGCACGTGATCTTGGGATAATCATGGATGAAGAAATGGTCGATAAATTTGATGAAGCTGCCCGAAAGGTAGATGCGCTGAGTGAGCGTTTTAACGCGGCGGTTCGCAATATTCTTGCAGATACTTTTTCGTTGGAGGGGTTATGGGAGAATACGCCTCTTGGAGGATTTATCAGCACATGGATTACCGGTAAGGATAATTACAGCAAATTTTTCAAAACAGTATTCGGAATTCCTGCCAATGCCTACGGTACCTATAATCATATTGGTGGTTATACTCTCGTCGGCGAACGCGGGCCGGAGATCGTCGATCTTCCGCGCGGGTCAAAGGTATACCCGAACGGCGAAATCCCCGACGGTATGGGCGGCACCGTGAATTATATCAATGTGACCATTCCGGCGAGCGATATCCGGGAATTCAACGATATCGTCCGGATCGTACAGTCCCAGCGGCAGAGCATCCGCGGCGGCTATGTGGGGAGGTGACGTGAATGGCGGAATATGTAATCAGCGGATATACTCCCGCCAACGTATATACGAGTTCTTCCGGAAACGAACTCGGCAGAACAGATATTGGTTTTGCAGGTGAGACACTTTCCACTGAGCACAGAGTGTTATATAAAAGTTCCGTAACATTGCCGGAAGACTTGAACAGTCCCAATTACATTATCGCTTCTCTAAAGATTACATTTTATTTTACACAGGATGACTATTCCAAATATCCGTGTACGTTACGAGTAAGGGCAGCGAAAAAACTGGGAACTTCATACACGCCGGATGAACTGTATGAAGCATGCACTGAAGGTACAGCGATGCCGGACATGCTCACGTTGGAAGGAAACACGACGGGGGCTGACAGAGAATTGACCGCAGAAGTAAGCTGTACCGACCCTGTGATCAACCGTGAGATTGTAAAAAACGGATTTGCTCTTGATCCGGTCATTGTAGGAGTGAGTTTCGGAACAGCCTGGGTGGAGGTGAATGGTGTATATGTTGAGGTGATTTACTATCCTATCGTAAATTACATGATCGCGTTCGATTTGGCTCCCGCTTCCGGCGAAATTCAGATCGCGTCTCAACCGATCAAACTGTCGTGGAAAATAACAGCATATTACGAAGATTCTGAACTTTCCATTTCGTCCTTTCCCACAAATTTCGATGTGGAGTACAGCGAGAATTCCGGAGAAAGTTGGAATATATTATGCAGAAATCAAAGGGTTGATAAAAGTGGAGATACATATTCATACCGTATTGCTGAAAATACACTGAGTCGTGGGATGACGTTATGGCGTGTCCGACCTTACATGGAAGGAATCGCTTCACCGAATTATGCGACCGGTATGTTTTATGTCCGTATTCAGGCATCCACCTCCTCCGTCACCTGTGACGGAAAACCGCTTCCCACCATTTCATGGACATCCTCCGCACAGATCGCCTACCAGGTCCGCTTCGCCGACTACGATTCCGGCGCACGCTACGGTACCGCTACATCCTTCACCGTCCCGTATTTCTACGCCGACGGCTACTACCCCGTACAGGTACGCACACAGGCGAGTGACGGCACATGGTCGGAATGGACGGAGCTGGAGTACGTCCAGATCACCAATACTGCCCCGGCGAACAGCATCACACTGAACGCCGTACCCACCCGCCATGCTGTTGTACTGAACTGGACGGACTCCGGTACCGCGGAAACCTACATCGTATACCGGAACCACATTCCGGTATACATCGGGATGGACACCACTTACACCGACATCGCCGCCAACGGCGAATGTACCTACTATGTCCGTGCGATCCAGTCGAAGGATTATTCTCAGTCCAACAGCGTGACGGTGACCGCCTACCCGAAGACCGACTGTATCCATGATTTCGCTTCCATGCGGTGGATTCCGCTGAAATACAGCCTGCAGGAACGTTCCCGGAACTACAGCAGCAGTACGGATGTGATCTACAAGAATTATGCGGGACGAACCAAGCCGGTAGCGTTCTCGTCCGGTCAGACAGTACGGCAGATGTCCGGTTCGTATGTCTTCAAAACCCGCGAAGAAGCCCTGCGGCTCCGGAACACCGCCGGACATACCGTGATCTTCAAGGATACCCGCGGCGGAACGATCATCGGGATTCTGAACGATCCCGTTATCACGGTACAGAGAAAGCTGTACGCTGTCACGTTCCTTGTGACGGAAACCGACTACATCGAGGAGAGGGAATATGCGGCTGAATGAAACCAACACCTTTTCCGCGCGGTATGAAGTTCTGCGGAACAATGCCGTGTACGCTGAGCTTCACGCAATGGACAATGCTGTGGAAATCCGGAATTCGGAATCCAGTGCCCTGAAATTGTCCATCCGCGGTACTTTCTACGCTTACGGCAGCGACGTCAACTTCCTGACGGATCGTCTGCGGGCGGTCGTGACACTGAACGGGACGGATTATCCGGCGGGAATATTCGTAGTCACCACCGAGACAAAACGCCGTTCCTCCGGGATGGACAGCGTGGAGATTGAGGGATACAGCATCCTTTACCTCGCGTACCGGAAGCGGCTGGAGGAACCGCTGTATATCGAAAAAGGAACGAACTACATCACGCAGATTGTCCGTTTGCTGAATCTCTGCGGGATCGAGAACATCGAAGCGGAGGAAACCGCGTATACCTTTCAGACGGCGCGGGAGGACTGGGAGACCGGGACGGCGGTATTGGATATCGTGAATCAGCTCCTCGGCGAAATTTCCTATAATTCTGTGTGGGTGGGGCTGAACGGTGTTGTCCGGCTGACGAAGTATCGGACACCGGATATCTCGAACATCGCGCATACTTATTCCGCCGACCGGTACAGCGTCCTCGAAGACAGCTACGAGATCACGACCGACCGGTTTGACAAGTGCAACGTCTTCCGCGTGACCTGCGAAAACCCCGACCTTGACGGAACCATGGTCGCCGTATCGGAGAACGACAGTCCGGACAGCCCGTTCTCGACGGTGAACATCGGGCGTATCCTTCACACAGAGCAGGTGGACAACATTCCGTCACAGGAAGCCTTGCAGGATTACGCCGACCGGCTGAAATATCACTCCCTGCAGGAGACGGAAACGGTGGAATTTGCGACAGCCGCTGTTCCGACCCATGAAACCTACGACGTGGTCGCGCTGGAAAACGGGGAGCTTGCAGGAATCTACACCGAAACGGGATGGCGTCTGCCGCTGTCGGCGGGTGCGTCCATGATCCATCAGGCGAGGAGGGTGATGACGAGTGTTTGATTATCAGACGCAGAAACAGTATGAAAATGAGAGGAAGGAAACCGCCGTACATACCTTCGCGCGGGTCGGCACCGTACATTCGGACGGCGTGACGCTGATCTTCGCGGGTCAGACGGCGGAGAGTACGAAGCATTATCCCGCGAATAAGGACGTGACGTTTTCCTCGGGGGATAAGGTACTGCTGTACAAGGCAAGCGGAACCTATGTTGTGGTGTGCAGGATATGATTTTCAATTCCTGTCCTGCGACAAAACCACCGGACTTGACAACACCCACCCGAATATGGTATAATCCGCGCCCGTTCATCCGGAATATCCGGGTGGGTTTATCTAAACAAAATCCAATCCAGCGAAAGGAGCATCACAACATGATAACAGGACACATCGTCCGCCAGCACCTGAATCTCTGCGATTCGCACGTTGTCGCGGACACCATCGACTACCTCGAAGCGAAGTTCCTCTTCAAAACCGACGACTGGGACGGGCTGACCAAGTGGGTACATTTTGCGAACGACAGCGCCGTCTACGACATCCGCCTGACGGATGACTGCATCCGGAAGGAAGACCACCTCAACCTCTCCGCCGGAATGTGGAAGGTCTACCTCCACGGGAACGAATTCCGCGACGGTGAAGTCGTCCAGCGCATCACGACCGACGAAGCGGTGCTGTATGTTTCCCCCACCGGTACGCTCGACGGCGAACCGTTCCCGGAGATTCCGGCATCCGAGACCGAGCGGATCAATGCGCGTCTGGAAGCATTGGAACAGGGCGGTACCGGACAGCCGGGAGAGTCCGGCGCGGACGGATTCAGCCCTTCCGCATCGGTTGAGCAGACGGACACCGGCGCGGTCATCACGATCACGGACAAAGACGGCACGACGACGGCGACGGTCACCAACGGGAAGGACGGACAACCCGGCGAAAAGGGGGAACCCGGCGTGCAAGGCGAAAAAGGCGAAAAAGGCGACCCCGGCGCACAAGGGGCAAAGGGCGACAAAGGCGAAAAGGGGGATACCGGTGCGGTCGGCCCGCAGGGAGAAAAGGGGGACAAAGGTGACAAGGGCGACCCCGGCGAACAGGGCGTTTCCGGCACAAACGGAGCAGACGGACAGGACGGCGCGGATGGATATGCTATATATCGGTCATCCGAAACAACGCACCCCGAACTCGGAAGCGATGTAATCAGCAATTTAAGCGTTTCGCAGATTGACACAAACGGAAGAACAGTGCAGTCTGGCGATTTTGTGATTCTCGGCACATATCTCTATCGCATCGATGGCTTTAATGGCGAGAATGCAATTGCATATCTGCAGTTCGACCTGAAGGGGGCTCCCGGAACGCAGGGTATACAAGGCGAACCCGGACCGGACGGGCGGCGTGGTACCGGAATCTTGAAGGTCACGACCGCGACAACGAGCGCAAGCGGCACGGGCACCGGCGGCGAGGCAATCAAATACCAGATATCCCTGAGTACCGTCAAGACGGAAGCGGGTGTGGACGAAGTACTGTACGGTGATTTTTTATTCCGTTCGTATTATGTGTACCCTGTCGTCAAGGTGGACAGCAGCTATGTATATCTTGGTGCGTATACCTCGCTGCGCGGCGCAGCCGGCGCGAAAGGCGACCCCGGCGAACAGGGCGACCCCGGCGAACCGGGGACGAATGCAGTTATCACGGGGGCGTCGGCTACGGTTGACGCGAACGTGGGAACGCCGTCCGTGAGTGTTACACTCGGCGGCACCGAGGCGGCGAGAACGTTTGCGTTTGCGTTCAAAAATCTTAAAGGTGACCCCGGCGCGCAGGGACCTCAGGGGGAACCCGGTGCAAAAGGCGAACCCGGCGCGCAGGGAGAAAAGGGCGACAAAGGAGACACCGGAGCGAAAGGTGCGGACGGTGCGACCACAACACAGGTGATTGCCGCACTGCCCAGAGAAACGTGGGTGTTTACGCTGTCCGACGGGACAACGGTTGAAAAGGTGGTGCCGCTGATATGAATTTTGCGAATTACAAAAAAATCGTGATTCCGGAAGGGGCGGTCAGGATGATCACGCGCAAAAGCGACGGCGTGATTCTGTGGAAATCGCAGTACACCAATCAGGTACCAATCTCCACGGAATCCGGCGGGACGATCATCTACAACGGCGGATTGGGGTACAAAGAAGGGTACCGTGTCCGTTCCGGCGGTGCGGAAGCTGAACAGACGACCGCAGTTTGTACCGGTTTTATCCCGTACAGGCAGGGCGATATTTTGCGTATATACCCGAAATACGCAAAACTTAATAATCGCAGTGCATTTAATTTTTCCGATGAGGGTTTTAACAATCTCGGCCAGATTACATCGACCTCCACCAGATACGGAATCTGTGTGAATAGTACCTATGCTGCACAATGGCAAAAGGTCTTAACCGATATTTGTGAGG